AAGGATAATCCTTCAGCAAGGAGGCTAATAGTGGAGAGACATAAAACCAAAAATAATACAGAAGAGGTATGGTCAAATGGATTTTGAAATTGATAATGAAACAAGAAAAATGAGAATTCTTAATTATCTGGATTATATGGATGATAAGTCTTTACAGGAAATATCTGTAGCTTTATATAATTTGTCTAAAAGGAGACAAGAAATTAGTAACAAAAGGGAATTGGAAAATGCCACAAGAAAATAAATATGAGAAGTTACCAAAAAGTATGTATCCAAAGGTTAGACAACAAGTGGTAGATAGAATAGAAATATTTGAAAAAGTTATTGAAGACCATAAAAAGGCACAGGAAGAATCTTTAAAAATGGTTTATGACCAACTCAAAGAGGCACAAAACGATTTAAAATATTTGGATGACGTTAACTAAAAATGGAACTAAAAAAAATAATATATGTTGATATTGATGGAACGATATGTGATACTCCACTTAACACAGATCAGATGTTTGATATTGATAAATCAACACAGTATGAACAAGCTATACCTCACTATTCTAGAATAGATATTATTAATAAACTATATGATGAAGGACATAACATTACATATTGGACTGCTAGAGGGAGTGTGTCTAAAATAGATTTTACAGAACTTACTCGTAATCAGTTAGAGGAATGGGGGTGTAAATATCACCATTTAGTAGTGGGAACAAAACCACATTTTGATATGTATATCTGTGACAAAAGTTATAACAGCGAGTCTTTCTTTCAGTACAAAGAGAGAAGACTTCCTTGAGAGGGGCAACAATGCATGGCAGGAATTATAATAAAAAAACGGACTATCGCATCAGTTCAAGTAATCTACTATCTTCCAGATTATGAAAATATATTGAATGAATTTATTTGGCAAACAGAAGACATATCACCAGAGTATCCAAGAATTGATAAGTTCATAAAGTATTGGGATAAAAATATAGAAGGTCGTATAAAAGATATTTTTGTCTACGATCATAATCAAGGTATATCCAACCTTAGGCATGTAAATAAAAGATTCATCATTAATTAGGAGAGAATATGTTTGTTATAAAACATTGTAAAAATTATTACTCTCAGGCGGTCAGTTTGTCTGCCCACATTAACAATAATGTCTTGGATACGTGCGAAATAGAAGAAGGTAAAAAAGGCCAGTTTGAGATATTTCGTAGTGGAGAATTATTTCTTTCTAAAGAAGATATGGATAGATTTCCTACACCCAAAGACATAGATGAAATGGTAGATCAACTAGACCCATACTCAGGGTAAAAATACTTTTACTTAGACATCATTGGAGGATCATTAAACATCATTGAAGATTTTAAAATCATAAACAAATAGTGTGCAATAGTTGTGTGAATTAATTATCAATGCTATACTGGTGTTCCTATATGGTTTTTACAATATATTTCATTGTAGACCCAAATTAAGAACAACCAGACACTATACACAACTAAAAACATAAAGATAATAAGGAAACAATGCACAAATTAATTTTAATTCTTATAATGATGATCTCAACAATCTTTGTTGGATGTGAAACCATAAGTCAAATTCAAACAGGATGTTTTGGATATGAAGTTGATTCTGGTCTTAAACGAGGCACAAGAGAGGCAAATAGAAATTTTACAAAACCTTACAGACAATGTGTAGAAGAAACTGCACCACATAAAAATACAGAAAAAAAACCTTATGGATAACCAAGAAAGGAGTAGATAAATGTTTGGCTCAATAACAATACCATACGAATCAGTAATGTTACTTAATGAATGTAAGTTCAAAGATGGATTTGCATTTGAAGATGTGGAGATGGCAATTGCTGAAGTATGTTCTAAAACTAAAGATACACAAGACAATTTTATTGCGGGACAAGTTTTTTCTTACGAAGGATTTGTATCACCAGAAGGAAGTTTGGGAAGTTATGGTGATGAGTCAAACCATTTTCTACTGGTTACTTACTGGAAAGATTTTGATTCACATGAAGAGAGTCATAGAGTAGAAGAAATTAAAAATGCATTTTCAGATTTGTTAGAGTTTTGTTCTGAGACAAAAGAACTAGGATACAACCTAGAATGGCAGGGTGAAAAAGAGGAAATAAAACAAGGAGAATAACATGGAAAACTTAGATGAATTGTGGACTAGAATAGGCTCAGTATCTAAAGAAGAAGTCATTGTTGCAGTTCTTAAAGATGAAATAGAGGTGTGTAAAACTAGGTTAAAACCAAAATACACAGCTCATCTTCGCACTGTTATTTCTGTTATTGAAGACCGAATAAAAGAAGTTAAATCCCCAAAAGTGAACGTATATTTTCAGCATGAACAGGAGTTAAAAGAACGAGTAACATGATTAGACTCGTTCTTTTGTCTCTATTACTGTTACTCAATTCATGTTCTGACCTTGAACCAGAGTTGACAAGAAAAACTGCATCAGTAAAAATTTCACATAATGTACTCAAGTCTAACAATAGATTAACAAGAGCAACAACTTTTCAACAAGAGTTTTTTCCAGTATATCATCTTATTGCAGTAGAACCAGATGTTGATATATTGTTACTGGATAATGATATGACTGCCGAAGTTCTTGTACCAATTGATACTCCTTTGTGGGTTAACTACATAAACTGGACTGAGGAACAACCAAACATTCATTATCAGTACGGAGTTTCAGAAGAATTTGTAGTTACAAAAGATACTCCAAAAAGAATCAAAATTTGGATTGATACTGAAATTAATCCTGACTATCCATTTGAAGAAGAAACAACAGATGAAGAGGACATAACAGAGGATGAAGAAGATGCGGTAGAAGATGAAGAAGAGGTTGTTGAGGAAGAAGAAACAGAACCAGCAGAAGAAGTAGATACGTCTTTGTTGGTGCATTATGAATTTGAGGGAGACTTAACAGACAGTAGTTCATACGAAAGAGACTTGACTGAAGAAGGTGAAATAACATACTCTGGTTCAGATTTTAACAACAACATCTCTGGTCAAGCTGCTTGGTTTGATGGAGAAAGTTGGGCACATACTGAAGAGATTGATAGCGATGTAATAGGATCAACAGACAATTGGACTATCTCATTCTGGATATTACCAGATTTAAGTAATACGGATTTTGACCAATGGCATTCGGTCATGTCTTCTGGTGATTCTACATCTAATGGTAGATTCCAGATAGATCATAATGGAAATGAACAGTTAAGAGCCTTTGGATATTTGGCTATAGATATGGAAGCTGAGTGGATACATTTCACTTATACGAAAAATACTGATGATACCGATAATCAAAAAATTAGAGCATACAAAAATGGTGAACTGAAAACTTATCTGTATCCTATGTCAACTCTTTGGGATAAACTTAAAATTGGAATGAATAGAAATGGTGGTGGTGGATGGTATGGATACATTGATGATTTCAGAATATATAATAAACCACTTACTGCAGATGAGATAGAAGAACTTTACGAAAGTTACGAATAAAAGTGCAGAATTGTCTTGACAAGTTTTACCTATTACTGTAGAATAGTAGTTAAAGAGTGAGAAAACTATAACTAAAAATGAGATTTTCAATGAAAAACTTAATATTTTATTTAGAAATTTTAATATTATTACTACTAATTTTGTTTGCTTTTTCACATTGTAATATGGTTAATGCATCAGAAACTGCAAGATACACTACTGAAGAAGTGTGTGAAATTCCTACTGGATGTCCATTTGTTGATGGTAAATGTGTTGGATGTGTAACTAAAGAAACACATGGCCCTGCACCAATCATCAATCATAACACTACGAATAACTATAACAAGACGGAAGTTCATAATCACAACTACACTAAAGAAACAATTATAAAAGAGATAGTAAGAGAAGTACCAGTTACTACAAAAGTTGTACATGAACACGTTACAGTAACAGAGCCCGTAGAAAGACTTAGACCATATATTACTGTAAGTGATAATGAAAAAATTAGAATACTTGGTTCAAGACATTTGGGTAATAATGTGTGGACTTTCAATATGAGAGTTAGAGGTAAACATTCAACTTGTTCTTCACCACATATTTCACCAGCTTTTACAGGTGGTTCAACTTCTTGTTCTAGTGAGTTTTTTCACTATTCAATAGATTGGGAATAGTACGAAAGGCACTTGACACAACAACTATTCAATGGTATAATACAATTAACAAACATTAATAAGGTATAAAAATGATAGTAAAAAGAAACACTACACCACCCTCTGATACATTACTAGTAGGTTTAATAATTGGTGTTATTTTGGCCCTATGTATCTGGCTCTGTGTACTTGTATATCAGACTAAACAAAGTACTAGTGCATTGATACAAGACCTCATACGAATTAATGCCACTTTAGACAATATGACTAAAACGTATAATGAACTAGAAGAGTCTAATCAATCTATGATAAAAAAGTTAGACCTTATGATAGAGAAAAAGTGAAAAATACAGCAAGAGAAAACTATTCTTGGGGATTAATACAAGACTTAATAGAACGTGAAATACAAAAATCTTTCAAAATCAGAGAACCACATGATGATAAATCTGAGTCAAAAACAACAAGAACAACAGAAAACTTACAATCACAAAACTGGACTAGGACTTAATGAAGAGGCTCTTAAACTAAATCAAGAGACACTTACAGAAGTCAAACATATCCTACATGATATAAACGATAGTCCAATGAATCTAAAAAAGTACATACACGCACAATGGGGCTCTGTAATAGGTAACGAAAACCAAATAAGACTTGCAGTACTTGAAGATGAAATAGAGACACTAAGATCTAGAATGAAAGAAACTGACATAGGATATATTCACACCACCATTGCAACATTAGAACAAAGAATAAAAGAACTCTCTGATGGATAGACTCGCAGAACTAGTTTACAAACAAGGTATAAAAGAACAGATAAAAAAAGAACTAGAATCTAGATACTCAAAAAGAATAGATTATCTGGTAGGTGCGAATAATGAACTTGCACGTGAACTAAATCAATGTGAAACAGACCTAATCAAATATAGAGCTATCGCAGATAAAAGATTATTATGAACGAAATAAAAGTAGATCAGTTTGTAGGTATCTTTCCAAATGCCATAAGTGTTAAAACGTGTATTGAACTTGTAAAATGGTTTGACATAGTATCAAGTAAAGGACTCACTATGTCTTCTTCTGTAGATAATAAAAACTACACATCAATCCAAAGAAAAGATGAACTAGTACATTTACCTGCACATTTTTACGGACTAGAATCTAACTGTATACCAACTAATCTGGCAGACAAAGTTTGGCAAA